TATTTTATGGTTAATTCTCAATTATCAAGACAAATCACTGCAGAATTAATTAGAACAGCAAAAACAACTTTTAAAAATCCAAATAATAATAAAACGGTCGTTGTTAACCCAAATTATCAATTGGATTCATCTTCAGGAACGATTGTTGCTGAAGGTCCTGTTGCGATAGGTCCTATAAGTAGCACTTACGGAATTGCATTATCAAAGAAATTAATGAGTGAACTTAAACTATTTGATGGTGACGTTGTTTATTTTAATATGGAATAATTAGATATTTTATTTTTTTTGGATATTTATATAAAAAAAAGAAAAATGAATAGTGAAAAATTTAATAAGTCTTTAGATAGTTTTATGAATAAAACAAAGACAACTAAAAAATTAAACAACACCGAGACAGAGGAATGTGATTTACAAACAGGTGAGTGTTATGTGATAAGGTCTAAAGATGGTATTGTTGAAAGAATAAATAAAAAATTCATAACTGAAGACGGTAGACAACTTTTACAAGATTAATATGAAAAATTTAGAAAAAAAATTAATGGAAGAAATTGCTCGACACAGAGCGATTAACAATTACACTAAACGTTTAATGGAACAAGCGGAATTACCACCACCCGACGCACCCATTGACCCTGCGGTTGCTCCACCAGCCGACACCACAATGGACCCCGCATCTGAACCACTAGCCGACACCACCACACCACCAGCATCTGATGCACCTGTTGAACCTGAGACAGAAGAAATAGATATAACTGATTTGGTTAATATGACCAAATCGATTAAGAAAGATTTAGATGATAAAAATACAGAAAACATGGAAGTGGTAAATAAAATGGATAGTGTTTTCACCAAGTTAAATGATTTGGAACAAAAATTATCTCAAATGGACTCTGTTATTAGTAAGATAGATGAATTGGGTAATAAAGTCGAAACTATGAAAGAAAAAACTCCACAAGAAAAATTGGAGTTAAGGTCATTAGATTCGTATCCATTTAATTTAAATCCTCAAGAATTTTTTACTCAAAAACAAACAGAAATGCAAAAATCTGGTAAAAACGAATATGTTTTAACTAAACAAGATATTGATGACTATTCCTTAGATACCATAAGAAATAGTTTTAACCCAGAACAAGAAGAAGATGAATTTAAGTTCTAAAGTAAACCTTTTAATAGGATTACAATTACAATTAAAAATAAATCATTGGCAAACCAAAGGTGTTGCTAGACATGAAGCATTTGGTAAAACATATGACGCATTATCGGATTTAATTGATGATTTTGTTGAAATAGCGATGGGTAAATATGGTAGATTTATTTTAGATGAAGAAACAAAAACAATTAAGTTAATTAATTTATCAGAAATGAACCCGTCTGATATGATAAAAACATGTACAGAAGGTTTAATACAATTCTCCGAAGACTTAGATAGAACCGCGGATACAGATTTATTAAATATAAGAGACGAAATACTTGGAAATTTAAATAAATTATTGTATCTTTTAACTTTAGAATAAGTTAGGTTCGTTAGTAGAGTTGGTTACAATATCGCACTGTCACTGCGAAGGTCATGGGTTCGATTCCCATACGAACCGCGTTTTATAGGGGAATATATCAATTGGTTAGATTACGTGCTTTGGGAGCACGAGGTTGTGGGTTCGAGTCCCGCTTCTCCTACCAATACAAAAAAAAATTGATAACGTTTTGAAATTTGATTTTTATTACGTATATTTTAGATACAATTAAAAACAAAAAATTATGTCAACATTAGAAGCAGTACTAGCACAGTACGAAAAAAACAAACAAGCCACAAGTGGCACCGTTGGAATGTCTCAAGAAGACAGGATGAAAAAATACTTCACTACCGTTTTACCTAAAGGTATTCGTAGTCAAGAAAAAAGAATTAGGATTCTTCCCGCGAAAGATGGTTCACCTTTTGTAGAGGTCTTTTTTCATGAAATCCAAGTAAATGGAGACTGGGTTAAACTTTATGACCCAAAACAAGAAGGAAAACGTTCTCCATTGGATGAAGTTCGTGAAGGTTTAATGGCATCAGGAGTTGAATCCGATAAAGTACTTGCTCGTCAATATCGTTCTCGCAAATTCTTTATCGTTAAATTGATTGATAGAGATAATGAACAGGATGGTGTAAAATTTTGGCGTTTTAAGTATAACACAAAAAGTGAAGGTGTTTATGATAAATTGATTCCTTTATTTAGGAACAAAGGTGATATTACCGACCCATTAAAAGGACGAGATTTGATTTTGAATCTGAACCTTTCAAAAGCAGGTAATGGTAGGGATTATACCACAATTACTCAGATTATCCCCGAGGACCCAAGTCCATTGCATGAAGATAAATCAGTTGCGGATTCTTGGATTAACGACCCTTTGATTTGGTCTGATGTTTACTCCAAAAAACCAGAAGAATATTTGGAAATGGTCGCAACTGACCAAAACCCGAAATGGGACAGCGTTACAGGTAAGTGGGTGTCCACATCTTCAGGTGAAGAAAAAATCGGGGGTTCTAATAAAACAGAACAACCACAAACACAAGAGTCTGATTATGTTGACCCACAAGAAGGTTTTACTGAAGACGACGAACTACCATTTTAATTAAAATCACTAATATGATGCCCACACAATTGTCGTGTGGGCATCTTTTTTAAAAAAAAATTATGCCAATTAAGAAAAAAGAATTCGATTATATTTCAAAATTTTCTTCTAAAACAAAATACAAAGAAGAGAAATTTTATTATTGTGGTGAAACCTTCAATGACGCGTGTGGTTTACCGGGTCCTGTTATGGGTAATATAAACATGTTTTTAGGTCACACTAATTCATCAAAGACAACCGCAATGATATTGTCCGCGGTTGATGCTCAAAGAAGAGGTGATTTGGTTGTTTTTGTCATCACTGAAAGAAAATGGAAATGGGAACACGCTGTTGAATTGGGACTTCAAGCGGAAAAAGATAAAAACGGTGAATGGTCGGGAGATTTCATTTTTAATGATTCTTTTGAGTATATTGAACAAGCAACTGATTTTGTTAATGAGATTATAGATGCTCATGAAAATGGTGATATCCCAAGAAATATATTATTTTGTTGGGATTCGATAGGTTCGATTCCATGTAAAATGACCTTTGAAGGTAAAGGAGGAAAACAACATAACGCCAGTGTATTGTCAGATAAAATTGGAATGGGAATACATGCGAGAATTACTAAGTCAAAAAAAGAAGACTATCCTTCCTCAGAAAATTCATATTATATAACAATGGTTGTGGTTAACCAACCATGGGTTGAATTACCTGATAATCCTTTTGGTCAACCAGAAATTAAAGCAAAAGGTGGAGAGGCTCTTTGGTTGGCATCTGCGTTGGTTTTCTTGTTTGGTAATCAGAAAAAATCGGGAATCAATCATATTGATGCGGTAAAAGACGGTAGAAAAATTACATATGCCATTAGAACAAAGATATCAATAATTAAGAATCACGTTAATGGTTTGGGATTTAAAGATGGAAAAGTAATTGTTGTCCATAATGGATATATCCCTGATACTAAAGAATCGTTAGAAAAATATAAAAAAGAATATTCTAACTTTTGGAAAGAAAAAATTGGTGGGGTCGATTTTGAGTTAAAAGACTCAGTTACTTTTGAAGAAGATTCAGATGAATCTTGATTGTTTAACAATTAGAATAATGATAAATGTCTAATGTATTATTAGTAGATGGTGATAATTTACTAACAATCGGGTTTTTTGCACTAAAAAATCATTTTCATAAAGGGGAACATATTGGTGGAATATATCATTTCATCAATACTATCCGTATCTTTATTGATAAACATCATTTAGATAAAGTAGTTGTTTTTTGGGATGGAGAAAACGGCTCACAAACTAGAAGAGGTTTTTATCACCAATATAAACAAAATAGAAGGATTAGAATTAGGACAGAAGAAGAATTAAATTCATACACAAGAGAAAGGAATAGGATAAAACAATATTTAGAAGACCTATATGTTAGACAAGGTGAATATGAATATTGTGAAAGTGATGATTCGATTGCGTATTATGTTCAAAATTCACCAAATGAAAATAAGATTATTTTTTCAGGGGATGGTGACCTTACTCAATTAGTTTCTGAAAAAACAAGGATATATAATCCATCGTATAGTAAATTTTATCAACAAAATGATATGTTTACATACGAACAAGAAGAAATTTTGATTGAAAATGTTAAATTTGTTAAAATGATATGTGGTGATAAATCCGATAATATCGCGGGAATAAAAAGTTTAGGAATCACAAAATTGGTAAATGCTGTTCCTGAATTAAAAGAAAGACAATTAACATTAGAATACATAAGAAATAAATTTAATGATTTGTTTGAAAATGATAAACATAACAAGTCAATAACTAATTTTATAACTGGTGTCA